CGTCAAACCCAAGGTCGGAAGGCTTGCGCATGGCACGCGCCCACGAACACACCCAGCGCCAGAACGGCTCCACCGCGTGACCCTTGAGGCGCCACTTGATGACTTCGCCACGCATGCGTCCCGTTGCGCTGTTGTTCAGGTCGTTCTTGAAGAAGCGATTGAGCATGTCCATGTGCCCCAAGTAGCCCAAGGCTTCGGAGGACGTGCCCAACTCGGTGTAGTCGTTCGGCGCGGCTGTCGCAGTGCCAAGCAAGCGATAGGGCAGCTTGAGCATGAACTGTGTGATTTCCGTCTTGCGCGCACCGTCAAAGCTCTTGAGGATGCTTGACTCGTCGCAGACCATGCCCACGAACTGCGTAGCGTCAAACAGGTGCAACTTTTCGTAGTTCGTGACCGTGATGCCGCGATGTGCCTTGCCGTCACGGGACAGCGACGCGTCAATGCCGAACTTGGACGCCTCACGGACGATCTGCTGGGCCACCGCCAGCGGGGCCGCGATTAGTACATTGCCGTTCGTGTGCATCACCACGTTCTGCGCCCACACCAGCTCTTGAAACGTCTTGCCAAGCCCGCAGTCTTCAAACAGCGCGGCCCGGCCCTTGCGCAAAGCCCAATCAACCATCGCGGCCTGAAAATCAAACAGGGTGTCAGGCAACCACAACGGGGCGAATCCATGCTCGCCGTCTAGTTGTGCCTTGGCCTGCAGAAACTCGTCGTAATCGCTGTTTTTCATTGGTGAAGTCCCTCTGAGTCCTGTCATTTCCCAGCTCCTCCCGACGATTCCCGGCCAATCCCGGAGATTCCCAAGCGCGCCGTGCGTTCGTGAATCAGACTAGCCTCATGAACACGACGAACCACCTCTCGCTGAATGAGCATTTCGCAGAACTCGCCGATATCGACCTAGGCGGTTTCGGCGAGAACGGTGAGCGCCTGATGCATGTCAGGGTGCAGCTTGAATCGCACGTCTTTGCGTTCGAGGCTCATGCGTCAGCGGGTGTAGAAACCCCCACCGACCCGAAGGCCGGCGGGGAAAGGCGCGCCGATGAGAAAGGCGCGCACGGATGGGATAGGTACGCCTGCGGGTGCAGGCCGGGGTACTGTCGGATCGGCCTTTGGCCGTACTGTCCGAGTCGTCATGCGGCCTCGCTGGGGCTGGTCTGCTCACGCAACACGGACCACGCGACATCGGGCCGCAGTTCCTCGCAAGTGACGATCAGCGTGGGGTCGCCCTCTGCCGATGCCTTCTCGCGGGTCGCGCGCTCAATGGCGGGGCAGTGTTCGGCGGGGAATCGTCGGTCAGTGCCGAACCAGTGCCAGACCGCGCGCCGGTCGTCGTAGCCAAGCACCGCAGCCATGGCCGCCTGCCCGCCTAGCACTTCAGCCGCCCGGCGCAGCGCGGCCTTCTCGGGTGTGGTGTCTTCCATTCCGCGAGTCTACGTTTATGAGACTGCGCATGTCAACAGTTGCGAGACTGCCGTTTGTCGGACGGTCTACGGTGCGCGCATGGCGTCGACAGACGAAGACAAGCGCGCCCTGGGCGCCCGGCTGGCTGCCGCTCGCAAGTTGGCAGGGATGACCATGGAGCAGGCGGCGGCCAGGCTCACGGCCTTGGGCTACCCGATTTCAAAGCAGGGGGTCGGGCATTGGGAGACTGGTCGCAGCGTGCCGGATGCCTTCTGGCTGAGGCGGCTGGCGAAGCTCTACGGCACAACCCTAGACGCGCTGGTGTGGGATGACGCGATCAGCATGGAAGCAATGCAACTTGCCGCCCAATACGATGGGCTCAGCGATGCCAAGCAAAAGCAGCTCCGCGCGCTGTGGATGGCGTACATTGAGACTGCGGCTGACGACGCGACCGTTGAGGATCGGATGCCGGCCACCAGAAAGGTGACTTCTACATGAACGGCTGGTATGCGTGGCTGTCGCTCATCGTCGGCGTGGTGACGTGGCTGGGCACTTTCGCGGCGTCGTGGCTCATCATGTCGGCCAACTACGGCTTTTGGGCCGTGCTACTCGGGTGGATTCCTGCCTGCGTCATCGCTGGCCTTGCCGCAATCGTCATGGCGGCTGCGTGGCCGCTCGTGGCGCTGTGGGCGCTTTGGTACTGGCGCCTGCCACTCTTTGGGGCCTAAACCCCCAGGGATCACAGACAGGCTCCCCCTGCCCCACCAAGGGACGCGAGGGAGGATCACACCGCGCAAAGGCGGCCAGCATGTCAGCGTGAACTGACCCCCGGGCGTGCTGGTTCGGCGAGCCCCACGGATTCTTTCGGATCTGCCCCGGGCGGCCCAACTTCGGCCCCTTACCGTGTCGCGGTTTCCTGGGTGCGGCCCCACTTGCGGCCCATCATCTAACGCGCCCTGACGGCCACCGGAAACGAAAGAACCCTCAGGGCCTGTCGCTTCCGTGCTCGCACCACGCGCCCATTGAAGGGCTGAAACGACAGAGCCTGAGGGCTCTAGAAGTCTGCATTGTGCCTTAGGTGCGAGCTATGGCGGCCTGATTATGCGGCCAGTGCTGGCCGAATGTCCAGTGCCAAATACGGGTTTTCACCGACTACCGTTCGTCGGCCAATGTCTCACGTTTGTTGACCGGCAAGTCTCGCATGCGTAGACTCTCTCCACCGGCTCACGAAGGGCCGCAGGAGCAGACAGATGGCAAAGGCACTAGGCATCACAGACGAGCGCACAACCTGCGACTGCTGCGGCAAGTCCAACCTCAAGTGCACCGTTGCGATGGAGCTGGACTCTGGCGAGATCGTCTATTACGGGCGCGTCTGCGCTGGCCGCAACACCGGCAAGACCACCAAGCAGATCAACAGCGAAGTGCGCGCAGAGCAAGAGCGCAAGCAAGCCGCCGCCACTGCCGAATACCGCGCTACCGCCGAATACCGCGCCGAGCGCGCCCGCTTCGCCGAGCGTGACGAATACGCGCGTATCAACGGCGTCCGCATGGTCGGGCTCGTCGCAAGGGAGTTCGTGCGCGAAGCCTGCGATGCAGCAGAGGAAGTGCGCAAGCAGATCGCTGCGCGCTACGGCATCAGCGCCTATCAGATCCACGCCTGAACCCCAGCCTGCGCCCCTGCGAGCCAGGGGCGTGGAGTGGAGTTCTACACAGGAGCAGACATGAACACCCCGATCACGATCAAGGCCACGCGCGGCGTGTGGCTCCCACCGCATAACAACCTGTCCGACGTGGCGCACTACTTGGAGAAGGGCAACACTGACCTCGCTCTAAGCCTGCTGTCCATCGTCGGCCCAGCATCGTGGGAGACGTTCTCGGACTACATCCGCATCGGTGACGCCGAAGTCACGTTCACGCTGAGGCCGCGCGACGAACAGGCCGCGCTCGCGGTTATGCAACTGCGCGACAAGCTGGACAAGCTGCGCGAAGCCTACGCCGAAGCTCAACGAGAAATTCTCGCGCAGATCAGCAAGTACGAAGCTCTCACGAACGAGGTGGACGCGTGACCGACGACGACGAAATCTGCCCTGCCTGCAACGGCAGCGGCGAAGGCATGTACGACGGCACGCGCTGCCGGTCGTGCGGCGGATCTGGCACGGAGCGCACCGAACGCGACGAGCCGGATTGGGATGCGCTGCGCAAAGAGCGCGCAGAGCTGGCCCACCTGAACGGGGACGAGTGATGAAGCAAGTGCAGATCAAAAACCGCTGGAATGGTGAAGTCCTGTACACGGCGGACATTCCAGACGACACGCCAAGCGGCATGGAAATGCGCTTGTCGCTGGAGAAGGCGACAGAGGCGGGCGCCAACCTCGCGGACGCCGACCTCGCGCGCGCCAACCTCGCGGGCGCCAACCTCGCGGACGCCAACCTCGCGGGCGCCTACCTCGCGGGCGCCTACCTCGCGGACGCCGACCTCGCGGGCGCCGACCTCGCGCGCGCCAACCTCGCGGGCGCCTACCTCGCGGGCGCCTACCTCGCGCGCGCCTACCTCGCGGGCGCCAACCTCGCGGGCGCCTACCTCGCGGACGCCAACCTCGCGGGCGCCAAGTGGCGCGATGGCGTAGTCATCAGCAAGACGCCCATTCAACTCTACGGCCTGCATTGGGTCGTCACCATCCTCGACGCTCACATGCAGATCGGCTGCGAGTTGCACTCGCTCGCTGAGTGGGCCGCTTTTGACGATGCGCGGATTGTGGCGATGGATGGCCGCGACGCGCTGCGCTTCTGGCGCGATCACAAGGAGGCGCTGCTGTCGCTGGCGCGGTCGTGTAGTCGGTCGTTTGATCCGGTGGAGGCGAAGTAATGCGCCCCTCCCCCCTCATCTGGTGCGCGGTCTATGGCTGCGCTGTCGTGACGATTCTTGTGGAGGTGATGCGATGAGCGCGCATACGCCGGGACCGCTGCTGGTTAGCGAAAGCGGAGAGACGATTTATGCCATTCACGGCGATCCGCCGCGTAATCGGTTTTTTGCACTAGTTCAAGCTGGGCGCCGTGATGATGCTCCCAATGAGGAACTAGCAGCCAACGCTGCCCGCCTCGCCCTGTGCTGGAACACGCATGACCAACTGCTGGAGGCGCTGGAAGGGCTGATGGAGCTTGAAAAGCGCGGTCGCATCATGCCCATCGGGCGCGAATGGGACGCCGCCCGCGCTGCCATCAAGGCAGCAAAGGGGGAAGCATGACATGCGGCTACGAGGCCCCAACGTGGGCGAACTACCCGGATGGCCGCTGCATTGATGGCTATCTGTGGGATCTGGACAGCGTGGCTGGCGATGGAATGCTCTACAACGGCGGCGAAATTCCATGCCCGGCCTGCAACACGGTCGAATACATCGATTACACCGCCCCCCGCTCCAGCGGCAACGCCCGCCAGCGAAGGCGCGTGGTTCGCATCGCCGCGCGTAAGGTGAGGCTGTGGGCCATGCGCCGATCCACGTTTCCATGCAATGTGAACTGGAGGCAAGCATGACCGCACTCCGCGAACACCTGGACCACCAGGGCGCCTACCTGTGCCACTCGTGCCCCAGCGACAACGGCTGCACTCGCTGCATGCATGACTATTGGGACACGCTCGGCGAACGCGTTCAAGGCGGAAAGACCGGATGGCCTCCAGGAATGCTGCAAGACGACTGCCGCCCGCTGTCTCGCTGGTTCGCCAGCAAACCCGATGCCCGCAGGCACGCCCGCGAGGCAGCGCAACAAGCCTGTACCGGAGGATCCTGCAAGCAAGGCCGCCGCCAGTGCGAGACGCCCGAAGTGTGCCGGGTCGCCGAGCGAGCCGAAGAACGCGCCGACGCCGGGGCCTATTTCCTCGCCGTCGTCATCCTGGCTGTGCTGTCTGCGGTCATCTACATGCACCTGTGGAGGCTGTGATGCATACAACACTCAACAAGATCCGCGCGCACGGTCCCTGCCGCTCAGGCTGGGAAAAACTCCTGCGCAATCTCGGCAAGACGAAGGCCGACGACGAACCGCTGGCGATCACGACCATTCTGGACAGCAACGGTCTGGACGATGCGCTGTGGTGCCTGTGTGCAGTTGACGGCCACCGGCGCGAAATGCGGCTGTTTGCTGTGGACTGCGCGCGATCCGTGCAGCATCTGATGACTGACCCGCGCAGCGTGGCTGCACTTGACGTGGCGGAGCGGCACGCGGACGGCCATGCGACGGATGATGAATTGGCCGCTGCCTGGGCCGCTGCCTGGGCCGCTGCCTGGGCCGCTGCCAGGGACGCTGCCAGGGACGCTGCCAGGGCCGCTGCCTGGGCCGCTGCCAGGGCCGCTGCCAGGGACGCTGCCTGGGCCGCTGCCAGGGACGCTGCCAGGGACGCTGCCTGGGACGCTGCCAGGGCCGCTGCCAGGGACGCTGCCTGGGCCGCTGCCTGGGACGCTGCCAGGGACGCTGCCAGGGCCGCTGCCTGGGACGCTGCCAGGGACGTGCAAGCCGACCTCCTGCGCATCATCTGCGCCGAAGTGGAGCAGCGTGATGCGTGACGCCATCCGCGCCTACAAGAGGCTCACCCCTCGCGCCGAACTGCCCAGCCCGACGGAAGACGCCCGCGCGTCGTTCTTGTCCGGATGGTGGGCTGGCATCGCCATCGGATTCATCAACGGCATCGGAGCGGCTGTCGTCGCGCGGGCCATTTTCTATTGAGAGACACCAACCATGACAACCGAAATTCTTGACTTGGCGCCGGTCGAACAATCCGAGCCGGCAACGCAAGAACGACTGCCAGCCCTGGCCGACAACTCGCCGATGGCGATGATGCTGACCGCGCAGCGCCAGGGCGCGAGCCTCGCAGACATCCGCGAAATGATGGCCATCCAGCGCGAGTACGAAGCCGACACCGCGCGCAAGGCCTACAACGAAGCAATGGCACTGTTCAGCGCGGAGGCCATCGAAATCATCAAGCGCAAGCAGGTGGACTTTTCCACCGCGAAGGGCCGCACACAGTACAAGCACGCGGAACTCTCCGACGTGGTTGACGCCGTGAAGCCGGTCCTTGCCAAGTACGGCTTCTCCTATCGCTGGGACACGAAGCAAACGCGCGACTGGCTAGACGTGACGTGCATCCTGAAGCACCGCCTGGGGCACTCGGAATCCTGCACGATGGGAAGCCCGCCCGACGAGAGCGGCGGCAAGAACTACATCCAGGCCTTCAAGTCCACCAAGACCTACTTGGAGCGCCAGACGCTGGAGGCCATCTGCGGCGTGACTGAGAAGGGAGAGGACGACGACGGGCGCGGCGGCGCGGCAGCGATCCCGCCCGAGTTGCTGCAGGCCGCTCGCAACGCAGCCATGGGCGGGTGGAAGTCCCTCGGCGCCTTCACCAAGAGCTGCACCGAAGCACAGCGCGAACTGCTGCGCCCCGAAAGCGATGCTCTTAAGGCCGCTGCCAAGGAAGTCGATGCGAAGGGGGTAAAGTCGTGATCCATCACAACCACCCCCAAGGCTCCGAACTTTGGCTGGCAGCTCGCCGCGCCTGCATCACGGGCTCTCGCTTCAAGGACTGCCGCGACTACAAGGCGCTCACCGCCGCGCAGAAGAAGGAGGGCCTCACGCGAGGCGAGCCCTCCACCAAGTTGCTGGGCTATGCCTACGACGTGGCCCGCGAACGTTGCGGCGGGCAGGCGCCGGCCAAGTTCCAGAACGCAGCCATGCGGATGGGCCAGGAACAGGAAGGCCCGGCCCGCGCAGCCTACGAAGCCCGCACCGGGAATCTGGTCGAGGAAGTCGGGTTCTTCACCACTGACGACCGCCTGTATGGCCTGAGCCCCGATGGCCTGATCGATGACGATGGCGTCCTCGAAATCAAGGCGATGGTGAGCAGCGACACCCTGTTCACGGCCATCGCCAACGGCGACATCAGCGAGTACATGGACCAATGCCTCGGCTATCTCTGGCTGCTGGGACGTCAGTGGGTTGACCTGGTGCTGTGGGCGCCCGACCTCGGGCACATGAAGATCCATCGCATCGACCGCCGCGACCACGAGAACGCCATCGAAGCGCTGGAGTCCGACCTCATCGCATTCGCCGCCCTGGTGGCGAAGTTCGAGGCGCAACTGCGCAGCGCGCTGGCGCCGGCCCCCGACGTTGCGCCCGCGGCCCCGCCCGCCGAGCGCATCGACCCCGCTGCCCTTCCCGAAAACATCTTCGCCTGACCACCCCATGACCACACTCACCGGACTTTTCACCCTCGGCCGCGATGCCGAGTTGCGCACCACCGCCGATTCCCAGCAGGTGGCATCCCTGGCCCTGGCCTACAACTACGGGCGCAAGGGGGCGGACGGCAAGACCCCCACGCAGTGGGTCGAGGCCGCGCTGTGGGGCGACCGCGCCGCGAAGTTGGCCGAGCACCTGACCAAGGGCCGGCAGATGTACGTGCAGGTGGATGACCTGCACGTCGAGACGTTCACGAAGCGCGACAACACCATGGGCGTCAAGCTGGTGGGCCGCGTGGGGCAGCTCGAATTTACGCGCGGGCAGGCGAGCGCGCCGCCGCCCCCGCCCCCGCCGCCGCCGCCAGCGCCCAAGACGACAGGCAGCGGATTCGACGACATGGACGACGACATCCCCTTCTAGAAGCTTTGGAGGCAACCATGACCGACACCATCGAACTGATCGACAAGGCCGAAGTCCGCGACGGCCAGGCCATCGTCAAGTACAGCCGCACCGAGCACGCGCTCGCCATCCTGCGGGAGAAGTACAAGGACGCGAAGTACGACCTTACCACCACGGCCGGCGACAAGGCCGCCCGCGCCGCTCGCCTGGAGCTGAAGACGCTGCGCACCGACCTGGAGAAGAAGCGCACGGAACTGAAGGCGCCGGCCCTGCTGTTCGGCAAGACCATCGACTCCGAGGCCGCGCGCCTGACCGCCGAGATTCAGGCCCTCGAAACGCCCATCGACGCACAGATCAAGGCCGACGAGAAG